CCCTTGATGTTCGCATCGGAGCCGTTGCCGGACAGCAGCTGGGTTTCTTCCAGCAGCTGCAGGTTGTAGCGGGCGTGGTTGTTGATTTCGGAGACGATGTAGGAGAGGTCTTCGGCCATGTTGTCGGTGACCTTCCACCAGGCGGCGACCTCCTTGAGGCTGTCGGACTCCCAGCGGGGGGCCGGCAGATGGGTCTGCGGCTTGGCACCGCCCTCGCCCACGGTTCCCGCGTCGCCCTCGAGCGCGCCATAGACGGGGTATTCCACGGTGTTGGCGTTGCCGCTCAGGGTGACGGAGCCGAACAGGTCGGCGACCACGAGCGGACGCTCGTAAGGCCAGACGCCGTTCATGTCGATCTGGGTGACGACCGGCTGGTATCCGGTGCCAGCCGTGCCGGTGCCCGCCACGTGCGTGTCGGTCGCGGCCTTGAACTCGCTGGAAGCGAACGGGTGCGCCTTGGTGCCGATGACGGTCATGCCGGCCTTCTTCAGCTCCTGCGCGTACAGGTCGCCCAGCGTCTTGGCGGCGGGAGCCGTCTTGGCCTCGGGCTTCACATCGTCCACGTTCAGGTCGTTCACGCCCTTGAACAGGTCGACGCGCTCCTGAAGACGCTTGGCCTCCTCGAAGCGGTTCTTCAGTTCGGTCGCCTCATCATCGGTGAGGTTCTCCAGGCCCTTGTCGTACAGGGCCTTGACCGCCTTCTTCTCGGCGGCCAGCTTCTCCATGTAACCCATGGATAATCCTTTCTATTGGTTGTTTGCCAGCGAGAGGAAGTCGCTGATTTCCTTGGCCCACTGCGGGTCAAAACTCTTTTTCGCCTTGCCGTCGTCCGGCTCGGGCTTGTCCGAATCGTCCGGCGTATCGTCGTCCGGCTCGTCATCGGGTTTGGAATCGTCCGGCTCGTCGTCGGGGGTTTCGGTGATGGAATCAAGCAGTTCGCCCAATGCCTCGTAGGCTGTGCGAATCTTGTCCTCGTTGGCCTTGCTTATGGCCCGGCCGGCCTTGACCTCGAGCACTTCCGCTCCTTGGTTGGCGGCGACCTGCACGAGACTGATTTCGAACAGCTTGAGCTGGCGAATCTCCCGGTAGCCGTCCCAAGGGCTCTTCGCCTCCTCGCTTTCGACCCATGCGGTCTTTTCGGCGATGAAACCGATGCTCATCTGGTGGATGAGGCCACGTTTGAGCAGGTCGTAGGCTCGCTTGCCCTCCGCGATGTCGGTGTCGAGCTTCGCGGTGATGAGCAGGCCATGCTCGTCCTCCACGGCGCTCAACGTCTCCCCGATCACATCATTGGGTGAGTCGTCCTTGTGCTGCCAGTGAATCGGAATGCCCGCACCGCCGTTATTGAAGTCGGCGGATAAGGTCTGCTCGAAGGCACCCTTGACAATCACATCGTCGTACAGGTCTTTCTCCCACGTGCTCGCGTAGCCGGAGAACACGCCGCCGCTGCTGTTGTCGGTGGCCTTGAGCTCCTTGAGCTCGTAGCCGAGATAATCAAGACTCATCTGAGGTGTCTCCCTTCGTCATCGAGTCCCATGACGCGCGGAAACCGGCGTCATACGTGTAGAGGCGTTTGAATTCGGCGAGCATCTGCTTGCCGTTCGGGCTCGCGCCTTGTTGCGCGTTCTGGGTCTGTCCGCCGTCCTGCGGGCTGGGCTGGCCGCCCTCGCTCACGTTGAGCGGGGTGATCAGTTGGTCGCCGCCCGGCAGTTTCGGACGGTCGAGCAGTTCGCGCGCCTCGTCGGTGGTCATAAATGGACGGCCTGTGGCGGTGGAGAGCGCCTGATACTGGGTCTCCATCGTGCCGCGCAGCTTCGCGTCCAAATTCGCCTTGATGTAACAGTCCGGTTCGCCCACAGCCTCGGGCAATGTGAGGTTCAAAGCCTCCTCGAACGCCACCAAGTACGGCAGCAACTCCACGTTCCAGAGTTTTTCTTTGTAGGCGCTGATGTTCGAGTTGGTGCCGGAGCGGAAGCCGATATTCTCCGGGCTGATCTGGAATGCGAGGCACACCTGTTCGTTGATTTTCTCGCGTGCGTCCAGGTCGGCCATGTCCACCGGCTTGAACAGTTCGCCGATGGCGCGAACCTCCATGCCGTCGCGCAGAGGAAGCCATGCACCCTCGCGGCCGCCGCCCTGCTGGTAGTTGCGGAGCGCTTGCACGAAATCGTCGTAATCCTCCTGCGACTCCCACTGCATTTCCTTCGGCCGGTAGATGTACGCGGGTGTCTGCGGACTGTTCTCAGCGACTTTGCGACGGTATTTCGCCATCGCACGCGCCTCGGAGAGCAGGGAACGGAGAACGTTGGTCACGGGGTCTCCGAGGTTCAGGCCGTCGATATAGCCGATGTCAAGCACGATTCGCGGGTCCGGCAGCTTGTAGGTACCGCCCTTGTTGCCGTCGACGCTGCTGATGGTCACGCCGGTGAGTTCGCCGAAACCGTTCGCCGTGAGGCTGTACCCGTCGGCGGGGATGCGGCGAAGCGTGTTCCCGCCGCCAGAACGGTTGCTGCCGAGCGTGCACAGCCACCGGTCTTCCAGCAGCATGTCACGGATGAGTGATGCATAGAAACGGTATCGGCTCATGCCGGGCAGTTCGGAAGGCCGTTTGACCAGTCGGGCCAATGCGCCGTCTCGTATCTCCTCCGCGTCGCCGTCAGCGTTCTTCCGATACACCTTCAACGGCAGAGAGGCCAATTGGCGGGTAATGAAATCGACCACGACGCGCACCGCGTATTCGCGGCAGTACATGCCGTTCACGTAGCCGGCGAAGTCCTCTTCGGTGGGCCAGCTGATGGCCTCGGGCATCGCGTCGCCCACCGTGGGCAACGCGCCGGTCTCCGGCTCCGCGCCCTTCATGGCGATGGCGGCGGGGCCGCGCAGCAGATTATTCAGAAATCCCATACGCAGCCTCCTTGGGTCACGTCATATCAACAGTGAATCTTGATGCCCGTGGAGGGCCTGTACTTCGGTTTCTCCGGCTCGCCGTCCATAGTCTCCAACGCATACAGTGCCTGCGATTCGGCGATGAGGCCGGAAATGTGCATAGCGCTCTGGTTTCTGTCCCACACCTCGACCTCACCCAATCGTCGGGTCACGGCCACGCTCACCTGTTGTTCGATGGCGGGCTGGGGGAGATGGCGGAGTTTGTTTTCCTTCACTCGGTCACGGAAACGGCCGGTTGCGGCTCCCATGCGAAAGCCCTCGATGAGATGCACCGTCCAACCGGCCTCCGCGAGCGGGTCGGCGAAGTCCACGGCCGGGCAGCCCTTGGACTGCAAGGCGATTTCGTGGATGTTCGGCCAAGCCTCACGAAGCATTTTGAGGTATTTCGGCACCCAGAGCATGCCGTCGCGGCGCACAATCAGTTCGACGTGCGGCAATCCGTCCTCGCGGTAGCCGGCGGCGGCGATATAGGTGGTCTCACGGTCGGCGCTGGTGTCCACGGAAAGCACTACGCGCCCGTCATCGGGGATACGGGACTTCGGGTCGATGCCGCGCTTCCACAGCTTCGGGTTGATGTACGGCGTGATGTCGGCCGTCACCCACTGGCACAAGACCTCGGTGCGGTACGCGGCTTCGGTCATGCCGTTGATGTCGGCCGCGATACTCCGATACGTCATCGGCCCGTAACCCATGGAGGGGTTCGCCTGACGAATGCCGTCGAGATCGTCCAGCTCGCATTTATCCGGAGCCGACCACTCAAAATACCCATAGGACGGGTCATGTTCATCGGCCCATTCGTCCGGCGACTGCTTGCCGGTCTCGACCGACGCATTCCATGATTCAGCCAGGGCACGGCCCTCGTCAACGACTCGGCGCAGTACGACGCTACGATAGTCGCCGGCGTTCGAGATGCCCCACAATTGGCTTGACCAGATGGCTTTCGTGGTTTGACTGACTGCGTTCCAGCCATCGTCGGTATGCTGTTCGCGCAGCTCATCGAACACGACACGGCTCGCGGACTTGGAACGGATGTTCTTATCGGCGCGCACGATATACTGCGCCTTGTTACGGCAGATAATCGCCTCTTCGCCATGCGAATTGTTGACCCGCTGCACACGCTTCTGCAATACGGGCACCGCAAGCGCGGCCTCGCCCTCGGAAGCCGGATTCGGATTACACCAATTCAGCACGGCCTGATACGGGGCACGAGCATTGTCCAACGTCTGCGCGGCACCGACCACGAGAAACTTCCAAGCCGGCGACAATTCCGGATGACGGCCAGAATCAACGAACAGCCACCACGCAACCAGCACGCTCATCAACGTGGTCTTGCCGTTCTGACGGGCAACCTCGGTCACCACGCGGCGGAACCGGTATGAGCCGTCCGGCAGAAGCTCGAGTCCGTGGATCAGCAGCCATTTCTGCCACGGGTAGAGATGCACGTGGAGGAACTTTTCGGCGAATTCGATGACCGCGAACCCGTTCGACGTTTCCGGCGTCAATTCGCGCAGCGGGGGAGTGAATATGCGGGGAGTGGTGATGCCGTGGGCATCGTCGTTGATTTCGCCGATGCCCATGACGCCTCCTAGCTGATTTTCGCCAGATACTCCTCAAGCTCATCCGCCACCGGAGGCGCCTCGGGCTTGGCGGCCTTGCCCCTCGCCGGTTTCGCCGGCTTCTCCTCCTCGGGAACCAGTCCGAGAGCCGCGCAATATTTCAGGAACGTCGGC